CCCGGAGCGTTGGCCGAACGCGCATGGCAAGACCGTTGTGATCCCTGCGACTTGGGTCGGTCCGCACGAAGCGAACGTGGGCCGGCGGAAGTTCAGCATCATGCTCGATCTGTGACGCCACCAATGAGCAAGCGCGCCGCGTGGGTTCTCGTTTTCTCTGCCTCGATGCTCGCCTACGCGATCATCGTGGCGTTCGGCACGTCGGTGTGGACGCTGTTCGCGATGGCTCCGCCGCTGATCGGCGCGTTCGCCTCGTTTGCCTATCTCTACGCCAAGGGCAGCGGCCTCCCGGAGCAGAACGATGCGCGTGGCACTAACCGCTGATCTGCAGATCCAACCGCAGCCGCGCTACTCGACGCTCTTGCCGAGTGGCATCACCACACGCCTGCAGGACTTCCTCGACTGCTTGCGTTGGATCGCGAAGAAGGCCGTCGACGAGAACTGCGACAAGCTGTTCATCCTGGGTGACCTTCTCGACTCCCGCACGGTCATCGACCTGACGGTCATCGACCAGACCTGCCGGGCTTTCGCCGAGATCGCGAAGTCGATCGAGGTTCACGTTCTGGTTGGCAACCACGACGCCTACTTGCGCACGCCACGCATGAACTCGACCCAGATGCTCGCGGGCGTTGCGACCGTGCACGAGTCGGTTGAGGTTGTCGGGCCGTTCGTCACGGTCCCGTGGACCGACAACCAGGACGACTACCGCGCAGCCATCAAGAGAGCCAACGTGCTCTCTGCGTCGAAGTCGCGGCCGGGGTTCCTGCTCTCGCACGGCATGTTCGGGGACGCGGTTCCGATGGCCAAGGGGTTGCCTGTCGAGTGGCTGCAGGAGGGGAAGTGGCGCGGTGTCTACCTCGGCGACGTGCACGAGCCCGTGATCCTGCAGAAGAACCCGGTCATTCGCTACGTCGGCTCTCCGCTCCAGATCCACTTCGGAGACGCTGGTCGCGATCGCGGGTTCGTCGTGCTCGACACGGAGAGCGGAAAGCAGAAGTTCGTGTCGAACGACGTGAGCCCGCGGTTTCACGTCGTGACGAGCGTCGATGAAGTCCCCGAGCCTGTCACCGATCGTGACTTCATTCGGGTCAAGGCGGAGGACGTTGAGCTGTCGGAAGCTCTGACGAAGTCCGTGACAAAGCTCAGCAACTGGGTTGAGGTCGAGACTTCTGCCAAGCATGCGGAGCAGGTTCGCATCGAAGCGGCCGGCACGCTCAGCGACGAGGAGCTGCTCAGGGCCTACTGCAAGCACGTCTTGGTTGACCCAGACCTGCTCGTTCCGCTCGGCCTGCAGCTCTTGCAAGAGGCTCGTGAATGACCGGCTACCGAATCGGCAAGACTGTCATCAAGAACTTCCTCGCGTTTGGCTCTGCGACGTTCGACTTCTCGAAGCCCGGCCTGACGGTCGTGGAGGGCGAGATCTCGAACGTGGCGGGCTGTGACTCGAACGGCGCGGGCAAGTCCGCGCTCCTGGAAGCCCCTGTCTGGGCCATCACGGGCCGGACGATCCGTGAGCGGTGCAAGGGCGACGACGTGATCCTGCTCGGGTCGAAGGGGGGCGCGGTCGTCGATTGCACCGTGACCGGACCGAAGACCGTCCGGGTTGTGCGCCACCGCGGTCATGCAACGCACGCGAACAAGGTCTTTCTCTACGTCGACGGCAAGGACGTGACCCGCGGAACATCCGCGCAGACCGATCTGGCCATCGAGTCAGAGCTGGGTCTCGACTTCACCACGTTCCTGAACACGGTTGCGTTCGGTGCCCGGGCCGAGGTCCGTTCGTTCTTCTTCGCGAACGACGCGGACCGGAAGGCCGTGATGGACAAGCTGCTCGGCTTGGGCGCGTTCGCTCGTGCTAACGTCCTGGCTCGCTCTCGCATGCGTGCGAAGGTGTCCGAGCTGGATCCGCTGATGAACCGACAAATGGCCATCGGATTCGCTCTGGAGGAGAAGCGCGACTCATTGAAGGCGCTTCTCGCGATTCCGGGCGTTGACCCGATCGAGCTACAGGAGGCCAAGGTCGCAGTGAAGAACCTGGAGCGTCGTGTCGAGGAGGCAACGACCGCGGTGAATGCTGCGAAGGCCGACTTGGACGCTGCTCAGCGAGATCATGCGCATCGGATGCGCGTGCACGACAACGCGGTCGCAGCCTTTCATCGGGCTCAGTCGTCGGCTCGCGCTGAGACCTCAAAGCTCGACGAGCAGGCGCGTGCTGCTCGTGCGTTGTCGAAGTCTCTGCGTGAACGCTCGGACAAACTGCTCCGTCTGGCCGGCGATGAGTGCCCGACCTGTAGGCAGTCGGTCGACAAGCCGGCAGCCAAGCACGCGGCAGGCTTCATCTTGGCCGAGGCTGACGAACAGGATCGAATCGCTGCGGAGCGCACGGCCGAGGCAGATCGGTTGCGCGCGATCGCGAAGCAGTCTGTCTTGCCGTCACCCCCGAAGGCCGACACGCTCAAGACGCACGAGGTTGACTTTTCGCTACGGCAGGAAGACCTATCGTCGGCAAAGTCTGCCCTCGCTGCGGCGTCGTCTCGGCTGGAGGTTCTGCAGTCGAACGAGAGCAAGTCGAAGTCTCGCATCGGCGCGTTGCAGTCGGCGATCAGCGACTTGCAGGAGGAACTTTCGGGCAACGCCTCGGCGCAGGCTGCTGTGCGCGCCGACATCAGCCGCTTGGAGTTCTGGGTCCAGGCTTTCGGCAACGGAGGCGTCAAGAGCTTCGTCATCGAGTCTGAGATCCCGAGGATCAACGCGATCGCGACGAACTACGCTCGTCGTCTGCTCGGCAAGGGTGCGTTCGTCAAGATCAGTCCGACGCGGAAGCTCAAGTCGAGCGACGAACAGCGCGAGGAGCTTCTGGTCGAGGCAGGCATCCCGGGGTGCGCGCAGAGCTACGCTGGAGCGAGCAAGGGCCAGCGTCATCGGCTCGATCTCGCGCTGATCCTGGCGTTTCGATCGGTCGTTGCTGCGCGCAGCGCGTGTCCTTTCGACCAACTATTCGCTGACGAGCTGTTTGACGGCGTAGACGCGACCGGCGTAGACTGCGTCGTCGAGATCTTGCAAGAGATCTCTGCAGAATGCCCGGTAGTGCTCGTCACGCACGATGCTCGACTGAAGTCGGTCGGTGATCGCCGCGTGGTTGTCGAGCACGACGGGAAGTGCGCGACCCTCCGCTGAGCACATGGTCGATGGACGTGAGAAAGGCAACAAATACGAGAACGCGATCTGTCGCGTCCTCTCTGTCTGGCTGTTCCCGGATCTCGATCCGAAGACGCCCATCGAGCACTTGCCGTTTCGTCGGCGATCCACCTCCGTCATGCCGATCGAGGGCCACTGGAACGGCGCAGGCGACATCTTGCATCGCCCTGATCTGGAGTCGCGCTGGCCGTTCTGCGTCGAGTGCAAGCACGTCGAAGGCTGGTCCCTCGACGGCGCGTTCAGCGAGAAGTGGCCTGTCTGGTCTTGGTGGGCTCAAGCCGAGCGACAGGCTGCCCGCGCCGGAAGGAAGCCGCTTCTCGTGTGCGGTCGCAACCGGAAGCCTGACTACGCGCTCTTGCGCGCAGAGGACGCACCGTGGTTAGCACAACGGCTGCAAGTCGTTCGCGTCGAAAGGCCAAAGCACCCGCCGGTAGCGATCGTCCTTCTGGGAGATCTCGTCAAGACGAAGGTCGAAAGGCTCTCGACCGCCTGAACAGCGAGCAGTTCGCCCAGGCGATCTACGAGTTCGCTCAGGACGATCACTCGCTGTCGTTCATCGACTTGGCGACCGCCAGGGAGCTGTGGTCGATGATCCTGGAGGTCATGTCCGACTCGCTCTTGGCTGGTCGGTCGGTCGTTCTGCGCAACGTCGGGACGCTCGACACCTACGTGAAGAACGCGCAGCGGTATCGTCACCCGACGACCGGACAGATCCGGGTTGCCAGCCCGAAGCGGCATCTTCGCCTCGTGCTGTCTCCGAAGATGCGGTCGAGACTCCGCAGGAGGCCCAAGTGACCGACGACTTTCGCAAACGCTCCGAGGAGCTGCAGCAGCAGGTTCGTCTGCTGACCTCAGAGCAAGCCAAAGCGGAGGCGATCCTCACCAGCCTTCGCCAGACGCTCGGCGTCAAGACTGGCATCGCTCTTGCCGTCGCCGATCTGATGAACTACGCCATCGCTTCGCGCTCGATCCAGCAGCAGCTTGCTTCGACGATCGCGCATCTGCGCGCCGTTCAGACCGTTGAGGAAGCTCGTGCGATCGGGAACTCGCTTGAAGCCTTGTTCAGAGCGGCCAGGGTTCCACAAGTGCTAGACCGCGGTTAGTCTCAGTGACACGAAGTCAATGCTGACCTCCGTCGAACGCGAACTGATCGCCCGCGCCTTCGCCAACGGACCTGCAGTCTTGTTGGAGGAGGGATACTCGCAGGCTGACATCGAGAAGTTCTGCTCTCGCCCCGAGGTTGCGGCGCACTTCTCGTTCCTGGAGCGCGAACTCGACCTGCGAGAAGAGCTGGACGTCAGGACGCGTCACTCGACGCGCCGGCAAATGTCCAGGCTCACGCCCGGCGCGGTCGCGGTCGTGGCGCAGGCTTTGGCAGGGCCGCAGTATCTCACCTACAAGACTCCTGACGGCGTCACAGCGATCCAGACGGACGCTGCGGGGAAACCGGTGCTCTTGCGTCCTGAGATCTCGACAACGCAGCTCCGCGCTGCCGAAGTGATCCTGGAGACTCTCGGCATCCCGTTCGGGCGCGCGAAGAACGAGACGGGACAGAACATCGGGGCGAAGGTCGGGCTTCTGTTCAAGCCGACCGACACGGACGTTCAGGTCGTTCTGGACGACCCGCTACACGAGAACGATGCTCAGCGTGCGCTGTCACGCGAGCGCGTGCGGACCGTCATCGCGGTCCTTTCTGGTCGTGTCTCCGAGATGCACCAGAACCTGAACCAGAACCTCGGTCTGGAGGTCAAACCGAACCCGCCGGTCAAGCGGAAGAAGGCTCCCCGTGTCCAAGCCAAGACGAAAGGTAAGGGCTAAAGACCCTTCTCTTGGTTCGATCGAGCTGCCTTCGACTCCACTGACGCAGGCAGCCGAGCGCCTGTTCACCAAGATCGCCGAAGAGGTGATGCACGGGCATCGCGCTCTGTTCGACACCCTGACTGCGCACGAGAAGTCTCTCGTCCTGGAGTGGCTCGCCGACTCGGTTGCGGTGGGCAAGGCCGAGACTGCTGTGCACGACGTCCTGTGGGAGGTCGACTACCACCGAAAGCCTCCGGCGATCGAGGAGTTCGTTCACAGCGACGAATACATGGGCCGCGTGGCCAGCGAGCTGCACCCGAAGTGGAAGGAGGATCTGTTCGAGATCTTCAAGCCGGGCAGCCAGATCTTCGAGTGGGTGCTCACCGGAGCGATCGGCATCGGCAAGACGACGCTCGCGTGCGTCGCGCAGGCATACAAGCTGTGCTTGCTCTCCTGCTTGCGTGACCCCGCGCGCTACTACGGCCTGCTGACTGACTCGCTGATCGTGTTCGGCATTTACTCGATCACGAAGAAGCAGGTCAGCGACGCTGGTTACTTCAAGCTGCGCGGGTTCATCGACTCCAGCCCCTACTTCATTTCCAAATACCCGCGCAACCGCAAGATCGACTCGAAGGTCCAGTTCCTCCGGCAGAAGGTGCAGATCGTGCCGGGCTCGCAAGAGATGCACGCTCTCGGTCTCGACCTGTTCGCGTTCATGATGGACGAGGTCAACTTCATGCGCTCGAAGGAGTCGAAGGAGGGCGGCAAGATGGTCGGTCAGGCATACGACCTCTACAACGCGACCCACACGCGCATGATGAGCCGCTTCATGCGCCCCGGCGGCACAGTGCCCGGCATGATGATCCTCATGTCGTCGCGCAACGCGCAGACGAGCTTCCTGGAGGAGCATCTCAAGAAGGTTGACCCGAAGCGCACGTTCGTGAGCGACTACCCGCTCTGGGCAGTCAAGTCGAAGCACCTCTACACGCAGCCAAGGTTCAAGGTCGAGGTCGGAGACCGGACAAGCCGCTCGCGTGTGCTGAAGGCCGGCGAATCTGCGCGCAAGGGTGCGCGCATCATCGAGATCCCTGGCGAGTTTCGCCGTCGCTTCGACGAGGACGTCGACCAAGCTCTGCGAGACCTTGCGGGCGTCGCGACCTTCAATCTGTCGCCGCTCATTCGTGACCGTCAGTCCGTGTTCGACGCGGTGCACCCAGACCTACGTCACCCGTTCTCGCGCGACGTCGTCTCGATCGACTTCCAAGACGAAGATCGCATCGATTCGTTCTTCCGCCTGGAGGAGGTTTGCCGCCTGGATGCTTCGGTCTGGAAGCCCAAGCTGAACCCAGGTGCTCCGCGCTTCGTGCACATCGACATCGGCTTGACCGAGGACGGTCTCGGCTTGGCGATGGGCCATCCGGCCGGAACTGTCAGGAACGAGCGCGTCAACGAAGACGGGACGGTCTCGGAGATTCCGAATCCTGTCGTGATCGTCGATCTGATGCTCCGCGTGACCGCACCGCCAGGGTCCGAGATCGACTTGGGCAAGGTGCGCAGCTTCCTGGTCTACCTGAGCAAGCTCTACAACATCGTCAAGATCACGTTCGACCGGTTCCAGTCGGCCGACTCGATCCAGATCTTGCGGAAGCTCGGGTTCGAGACTGGGCACTTGTCGGTCGACCGCGACGACGAGGCGTATGTCACGCTCCGGAGCGCGCTGTTCGACCGCCGCGTGCTCTACTACGAATACACCCCGTTCATCGACGAGGTTCTCGACCTGGAGCGCGACGCCAAAGAGCGCAAGGTCGACCACCCGGTTCGCTCGTCGAAGGGCGGACGCGGAAGCAAGGACGTGAGCGACGCGGTCGCTGGTGTGGTCTGGCACTGCACGAACGACCCGTTGGCGAAGGAGGCTGCGGCTGCGATCGAGATCGAAGCCAACCGGGCCAAGATCAACGATCGGAAGCAGCTCGTCGCTGCCGCGAAGGCCGCGGTGGCTGAGAAGCAGGCAAGCCTGCCTGGACTCGGTGCGTGGGACGACCTGCACCGCAACATGCGCGAGCGCCTCTAGGACACGCCGCCTTGCGCGGGTATCTTGGTCGGAAACCCACTGCACGAAGAGGCTACGTGTCTGTCGTCAACCCACCCGCGATGAAAGCGCAGCCGCACCGCACCGGCTGGTTCACCAACCTGCTTGCGCAGTTCCAGCGGACGCAGCATCCGGCTGCCGCCGACCTGGACGACGATGACTTCGGGATGGACCTGCCCGACGGTCCGCACCAAGTCCTCGACCTTCTCAAGATGGACGCGGACCGCAAGAAGCGGCTCTCGCTGTTCGACGAGATGGATGCGTTCGGTCTGGTCGCTTCGATCCTCGACCTCTACGCGGAGGAGACGACGCAGCCGGACTACGACAAGCAGCGGCGTGTGTGGATCGAGTCGGGCAACGGCAAGATGATCCGGCAAGGGGACATCTGCTTGGCGAACCTGCAGATCGAAGATCGGGTCACCGGCATTGCGCGCCGCCTCGCCAAGTATGGCGATGAGTTCCGTCGGCACATCTACGAGGCCGGCAAGGGTGTGCTTGGCTGGCGTGCGGTGAACGCTGGCTCCGTCACGCGCATCGAGGACCAGTATTCCCGTCTTGTCGGGTTCTCCGAAGACGGGAAGCAGTATCGACAGAAGTCGCGCAAGGAGTCGTGGCCCTGGGACTACTCGCACTTCCGTTTGCTCGGCAAGGACAAGGACGATCTCTACGGGACGTCCATGCTGGAGGCGATGTTCCGCCCGTGGCGTCAGCTCGCGCTGACCGAAGACGCGATGCTCATGTTCCGGCTGCGCCGCACGCCGGATCGAAACGCCGTGTTCGTGAACGTCGGCACGATGGACCCGACGGAGGCCGCGCAGTCGCTCAACACCTACCGCAAGAAGTTCCGCAAGAGCGAGTTCGTCGACCCGGCCAGCTCGAACTACCGGAAGCAATACAACCCGCTCACGCCGCTGGAGGACGTGTTCCTCGCGGTGCGCAATGGCGACGAAGTTCGAGTCGAGACGCTGTCCGGGTCAGGGCAGATCGGGGAGGTCTACGATCTCGAATACTTCCGCGATGCCTTCTTCGGTGCTGCGCGCGTGCCCAAGGCTTACCTCGGGTTCGAGGGCGACATCAACGCGAAGGCCACGCTCATCATGCAAGACGTGCGTTTCGCGCGCGGTTGCAAGCGTCTCCGCGGCGGCGTGATCCAGGGCGTTCGCAACACTCTGGACATCCACTACGTCCTCTCGGGCGAAGCCGGAAGCGCGCAGAACGAATACGATCCGATGCGTCCCGAGAACGCTTACGTCGTGCAAATGTCGCCGATCTCGTATCTCGACGAGTTCGAGCGGCTTGAGCTGGTGCAGCTCCGCTTCCAGATCTTGGAGGCGCAGATGCGCGTCGGAACGGATCTGCAGCTCGACACTCGCGTGTGGGCCAGCTACATCCTGCTGAACTTCGCCAAGCTGCCTGAGGATCTGGTTCTGCGCCTCCTGACGAAGGCCGAGAAGCCCGTCGATCCGCCGGAGCAGGCAGCCCTGGAGCAGCGGATGACACCGAGTCAACGCGCTCTGTGGGAGTCACTCCCGAAGTCGACGCGGGATCAGGTTCTCAACCGCACGCCTTCGCCAAGGCACGCATACTCACTATCCGAAGCGGAGGCGCGAGAGGTTGCGAACATGATCCATCGCGATCCGAAGGTCCGGAAGGTCATCAGCGACATCTGCTACTTCTATGATGGGCCAGACCTATCCGAGTCGGCGAAGCAGCAAGTCGACAGCTCGCTCATCCCGCCACGAACTGCCTCTGGTCGTGTCGTGAGCGAATCCATGGAGGACGCTGCGGCGAAGCAGCTCGCTGAAGACCTGAAGGAGCTGGTCACGCCGGCCAAGCCGGAGAGCGTGTCGTGATCCGTCTGCCTCTCGCACACCGGAAGAGCGCCGAGCCGGTCAAGCGGTGCATCGAGATGGCGGCCAACCGGTCAGGCCACTCCGAGGAGCAGGTCGTCGCGATCATGACGTTGTTCCTCGAATGCATCGCGGACGAAGTGACGAAGGGTCGCGCGGTCAGCATCCCTGGCTTCGGGATGTTCGTGCAGTCGAGCGCGTTTCGCTACGGCAAGCTGTTCTTCCGGCCCAACTTCATCCCGGCGCGTCCGTTCCGCGATCAGATCAAGTTCGGCACGCGTCCAATCCCGGAAGTGCGCAAGGCTGCGAACACCTACAGCCGGAACAACGCGCGCGGCGGGGACAGCGGGTCTCGCGCGTTTGCCGTGCTCAAGCGCATTCGCGATACCGTGACGGCTCAGGTTTCGAAGTCATGACGAACTCGCTGACTGGCGATCCTCTGAACATCCGCGCGCAAGAGGACGAGCTGTTCATCTTTGCCCCCTCTGTGCTGTATGCGGAGGCTCTGCTGGAATCCGGCCGCCTGTTCGAAGGCAAGTCGGTTGGAACGGCGAAGGAGCTGGACCTGCTCTTTCTGGACCTCGACCAGACCATCAGGGCCAAGGTTCGGCCGACTCAGTTCTCCAACGAGCGCAAGAAGGGCGTGACGGTCGGGAGGCGCATCCTCGAACGTGTGCAGCAGCGCGTCGAGAAGGAGCTGCTGCGTATCATGCTCCGCCACGACGCCGGCAAATACGAATCGTTCAAGGCGTTCGAGCGTGACGCGATCGCCGTGATGAAGCCGGCGTGGAAGGAAGTATTCGAGGCAGGAGTTCGCGCGTCCGGGATCAAGGGCACTGGCTCGACGACCGGGCCAGTCGTCAAGCTGTCGCCGGACGACGAGAAGTGGCTTCGTGGCGCGATGGTGCACGAGATGCGCTTCCTGAACGGCTTCATCACGGCGGTCGACGAGGGGACTTGGAAGATGCCCTTGGCTCGACGCGTCAGGATGTATGCCAGGACGCTCGAAGCCTTCTACGACAGTGCGCGTGTCATTGGCTTGCCCGCGACCGTGATGATCCACTGGACCGGCGAGAACGACGAACGGACGTGTCTTGGCTGCAAGTATCTGTTTGAGCACAGCCCCTACACGAAGAAGACGCTGCCGACTGTGCCGCGTGCTGGTCTCACGCCGTGCCTCAGCAACTGCCGCGACAAGCTGCTGATTCGACAGGTCGAGTCCGAAGCGGTAATCTCACGAACTGACGAGTCGCTCACGCGAGGGACTCACATCAAGAACCTGCGCCGCATCAAGGCCAGAGGCCATCTATGAGCAATCCGCGAATCATCCAGGGCGGCGTCGCCGCCAGTGCGAATCCCGCGAAGGCTGGCAACAAGCCCGGCCCTCTCGTCGAAGACGCGAGCGTCGTCGGCGGTGTCGATCGTCAAACTGGCGCTCCCGTGATCCGACCGAAGGGTCCGGACGGCAAGGGCGACAAGATGACCGAGGCGACCGATCAGCGCGAACGGTCGTGACCCCGGACGAGGCTGTCGAGCTGCTCGGCTCGCTGACCTACAAGCCGCGATGGACGATCCGGGCCTATCCCGTGCCCGGTGCGGTCGTCATGCGCTCGGGCTCGAAAGAGCCGGACGTCTACGAGCTGCTCAGAACTGGTCGCATCGTCGAGATCGACGTCGTGCTGACCGATTCGCTGCAGGCCGAGGAGCTTGCGCACATGAGCCGCGCCGATGTGCTCGCGTGGGCGTTCCGGGTGTTCGAACGACGCGAGCTGCATGAAGTCGAGGAGTGGCTGCGGCTGAAAGGCCAGCCCCTTCGCGCTCCGCACCCTGGTCGCGGAAAGCCCGGGATTCTGGGCAACGGCGTCAGCACGCCAACCTGACCGTAACCTCCGGACACACGGTCGGTTCACCGCCGCGCAGACCAAAATCTCGCGCTGCCCGCGATTCTCGGCTAAAGTTCTCTGCCCGGCGTTCCGAAAGGACTCCTGCCGGGAAACCCCGGAACCAACAGGCGGCCTAGCTGCCTGGACAACGGAGAACCTGCAATGCTCACCAAGGAATCGCTCGAAGTCGTCTCGATCCCGTTCTTCACCTCGCCCGTCGATGGCCAGACCTACACGGTCACGGTCGCGGCGGAGATCGCGGCCAACATCCGCGACATGCTGTTCACCGGCCTGCGTCAGGTCTCCGCGACCGAATACGCCAAGGTCCGGGCCGCGGAGGTTGCGGCAATCAAGGCGAGCGATGCGAGCGCGCTGCGCGACGTGTTCGTCCTGCTCGTCGGAACCGTTGCCAGTCTGATCCCGTCGGACAAGCCGGAGCACCCGCTGATCCGGAAGGCGCGGCACGACATGACCGACATGGTTGGCGTGCTGTCTCCCGAGGTGCACGCGCAATACCGCGCGGTCAAATACTCGGGCGCGCAGGACCAGGGCGAGGGCAAGACCCCGAAGGCCGACCCGGCCAAGCGCGCGGAGGCTCTGGCGCTCGTCGCGGAAGTGCTGGCGAAGGCCGCGCTGGTCCCAGGCTTCTGACCTGCAGTGACACGAAGTCAAAGTTTCGGTGATCGCTACGCCGCGTTCCGCGGCGCGATCAAGAACGCAGATCCATCCCTCTCGCGCAACCACGACCGACCCATGAAGAAGTCCGCCAAGCCCGCTGTTCGCAAGGCTCCCGCCCGCCGTGTCCCGTCTGCCATCATTCGCCCCTCGATCGCCGACGTCCTCGCGATCGCCTTGACCAAGACGACCGACGCGAGCGAGATGTTCGCCGAACGTCTCGTCGCGCTGCAGGCCGCTCCGCAGATCTTGCAGGACGACCTCGCGAACGTCGCGACGTTCGGCCGGGTCTCGAAGATCGCTGACGGGCCGAAGGACAGCTTCAGCTCGTTCGCCAAGTCGCTCTACGAGGAGCGCGAGCGGGAGGCTGGCGAGGGTGAGAAGGTCCGCCTGCCTGTCGAGGTCGGGACGCGCGTGCTCGCCTGGGAGGACAACCGTCGCGTGACTCCCGCCTGGAAGGATCAGGCTGCGAAGCACGCCCAGATCCTGCACGCTGTCGCTGCGGCTTTCGCCACCAATGACCGCGAGTCGATGGGCAAGCTGCTCGCTCCGTTCATGGGCTCGTTCGACCAGAAGGTCTGGGAAGAGGCGATCCGCCGAATCACGCCGAAGACCGGCTCGCTCACCCCGAAGATCGTGGAGGGCTGAGACGTGTGGATCTTCTCCACCTACGGGTTCTTCTCGGTCGTGTGCCTGAACAACCGGCCGCTCGACGGCTCTCCGCTCCGCGGCAAGCTGTCGGTCGACAAGGAGCGCGTGGCTGTGCGCGCCCGCGTCAGGGCGCACCTGGAGAACCTGCTCAAGGACTACCCAGAACTCAACGTCGAGATCCTGGACACGCCCGGTCGTGACTACGCCTGTCGGATCGTCTTGTCGAGGTCTGCCTGGGCTGAGGTCGTGTCCGAGATGGCCAAGGACATCGACTACGAGAACTTCAAGGGCCGTGTCGGGCACGCGGACCCAGCGTATGCCGACTGGCTCAGCCGTGTGTGGGGGATCGGCCACGGCGTGCAGGCCAAGTCCAGCATCCTGTCCGCTGCGAGCGTTGACCTGCTCAACTTGCCGACGCGCGCGTTCATCCAGCACGTTCGACGGAGCGTTTCGCGTCTTGGCTGGAAGGATCAACCTCTCGCTGTCCTGCAGGCGCTCAAGGTGCGCGGCTGGATCGAACTTCGAGGCACGGGGCCGAATGCCAAGTTCGACCTGACGGAGGAAGGCCAGCGTCGGCTCGGGGTCATCGTCCCGTGACGCTCAAGCCCATCTCGTTCCGCTCGCGTGGACTCTGGCTGTCCGGGGTCCGCGCGGAGGTGCAAGAGGTGAAGAAGGCACACCGGAAGGCGTGTCACATCTGCGACAAGATGCCGTCGGGTCTGCGCCTACACGTTCAGACCGGTGCGGGACGATCGGCGTCGACCGCGATCCTCTGCCGCGTCTGCGGCGAAATGTGGACCTCCATGATCGTGCGCGAGGGTCTGCGTGTCGTCGGCGTCCTCAAGGGCACGATCACGGATGGCCGACCTGTTCGGCTCGGGTGGGACGCGAAGCATCAGCGTTCGATCTGGATCAAGACCAAGATGCGACCGAAGAAGAAGGAACCGAAGGAACCATGAACCTCCCGACTCTCTATCATCGCGGCAAGAAGGGCGAGGTGCGCGTCTGGCGCACCTGGGCCATCGGCGATACCGTGTTCGCCGAGTCCGGTGTGCAAGGCGGCAAGCTCACGCGCTCGTCCTACAAGTGCGAGCCGAAGAACGTGGGTCGCTCGAACGCCACGAGCGCGAACCAGCAGGCCATTGCCGAGGCGAAGGCTGACTGGCAAAAGAAGCGCGATCGCAAATACAGCGAGTCAGTGCCGCCTGAGGACCAGACGCACGAGAACATGCCGATGCTCGCTCAATACTTCTTCGTGAAGGGCGAGCCGGGAGTGCTCACGTCACACGCCAAGAAGATCAATTGGCCTGTCGACGTGCAGGTCAAGTTCGACGGCGTTCGTGCGAAGGCTCGGCGTGTGGATGGCGCGATCAAGCTGTTCCCGCGCTCCGGCCAGCTCGACGAGTGCTACGACGCTCGGCACGTCATCCAGCAGCTCGACAAGTGGCTGCCCGAAGACATGGAGCTGGACGGCGAACTCTACGTGCACGGCAAGAAGCTGCAGGAGATCACGTCGCTTGCGAAGCGGTTCCGCGTGCCGGACTCTACTGTCCTGATCTATCAGGTCTACGACGTGCCGATGTTCCAGGGCGACCGGACGAAGCCTTGGGCCATGCGGCGCAAGCTGCTCGAATCGGTCGTGACCGAGACGCCGAGCGTGAAGCGCGCAGTGACTGTCACGGTGTCGAGCATCGAAGGGGAGAACGGCGTGGTCGATCTGTTCCGTCGGTTCCGCGAGCGCGGCTTCGAGGGCGCGATGGTTCGTCTGCACGACGGCCTCTACGAATGCGGCCACCGCTCGAAGTCTCTGCTCAAGGTCAAGGAGCACCTGGACGACGAGTTCGAGGTGATCGGGTGCAAAGAGGGCGTGGGGAAAGCCGTCGGAACTGCCACGTTCATCTGTGTGACGAAGGACGGGAAGGAGTTCGACGCGACCATGCGCGGCACGATCGACGAGCGACGCCGCTTCTGGGCCGACCGCAAGCTCTACGTCGGTCGCAAGCTCACCGTGTCGTTCATGCGCTGGACCTCGGAGGGCAAGCCGCAAGAGCCGGTCGGCGAGGCGTTCCGCGACGAGCGCGACCTCGGGTAGACTGGCGCGATGCGACGCCGCTGGTTCTGGCCGTTCTGGATCCTCGTGTCGTTCCTCGCGACCGCGGCGATTGTCGGGCTGCACGCGCTGCTTAGAGGCTGAAAATCTCGGGCAGCGCGGCTACTGTCCTCGGGATGAAGCCCGAAGCACAGCTCGTCTACGACGGCCACGAACTTCACGTCCCGACTGCCTGCGGGATCCCGACGCATACCCAACTGACCGGAACGGTCGCGGAGAACCTCTGCGAGCTGGCTGGGCGCGAGTGTTACGACTCGCTTGGCGTGGAGCACAGCCGTGGCTCTGCCGACTTCCATCAGCACATTCTGGAAGTCGGGCACCTGTCGATCTACGAGCACTTCAACTTCACAGTCGGCATCCCTGCGCTGGGCTGTTTCATCGCCGACTTCGGGCCGGAGCAGTTTGCGGCGCTGCTGTCGCTCATGAACCGACCGGGCCTGTATTGCCGAACGGACCCGTCGCATCAGGACTCGCTGCGCCTGACGTTGAACCTGCGGTGCATCTTGGAATGGTCGAAGTGGGGAGACCATTCGGAGTGCTCTCCTGCTCTGTCGCACATCGCGCACAACTTGGCTCCGGCCATCATTCGCGTCCCAGGCCCCCGTGACGAAAGGTCTCCGCTTCCGGCCGGAGCCCGGTCGGGTCGCACTGGTGGTCTCGACCCGATCGACGATGAGGAGCGTTGGGTCACGCTACGGCTGGCGGGATCGCGCGGGTTCTCGCACGAGCAGGTTCGGCATGGTGACCGGACCGCGATCTCGCAACGCAGCACGCGCTACGTGGATGAGGCGAACAGCGATTGGTGCATGCACCCGCTGGTCCTGGCCATGATGGACGATCCACAGAACCACGAGTTCTTTGGCCGCGTGCAGCGATTCATCGACGAGTCTCGCAGCATCTACAGCGAGATCGTGCAACGCGGATCAGAGCGCCTGATGAACAGCGGTGCGAAGCTGACTGCTGTTGGGTCGCGCAAGCAGGCGCGGGGTGCTGCTCGCGGCTTCCTGGGCAACGCGCTCGGCACGTCCTTGATCTTCTCGGCGAGCGTCGCGCAGTGGCGACGCATGCTCGTGATGCGGTGCCACCCAGCGGCCGACGCGGAGATCCGAGAAAGCGCGGCTGCTGCGCTCGCTTGCCTCAAGCAGTCCGCCTACGCTGACCGCTTCGCCGATATGGTGCTGGTGCCGTCGCCCGACGGGCTCGGCGAGGTGCTGGCCGATGGGATCAAAGCCTGAACTCGTTCTCGTCTCGGTGTCCGGCGCGCAAGCGACGGGCAAGACGACGTTGCTGACCGCCCTGGCGCAGGAGGTGGCCAAAGGGCCGACCTGCTTCTGCGTCAGGACTCCGTCGTTCGGCACGCGTCTGTTCGAACGGTGGAAGGCTCGGACCTTGTCGAACGCGCCCATGCCGGTTGCCAGCTTCGACGAGATCGACGGGCGCGGTCACCGCGAGTGGTTCCAGCGGCAGCTTCCTGAGGCCCTGTCGTTCGAGGTCGAGATCGCGGCGCAGATGGTGCGCAATACCGGATCGTCGTCGAATTACATGCTGGTCGACCGCTGGTTCCCGGACATCATGGCGCACACGCGCCTCGGGCTCTCGAAGGACGACATCGCGCAGCGGCAGATCCGTCGTCTCTGTCGTGATCGGAACCTTCAACTGCTCGAACACCTCAGCGCGCACTTCTCTGTGCTGCACGTCACCGTGTTCGTTCCGGTCGCCGTGTCGGACTTCAACGTGTCAGGTCAGGACGGGAAGTTCCGTGCGACCACTGACCGCGACGCGTTCGAATCGGCTTGTCTGCAGGAATGGCCGATGGTCATGGACAAGCTGCCCATGCTCAAACTCTCGTCGCCTGATCTCGCGACGCGCGTTCTCGATACTAAGCTCGCTATCCAGACTGCCAGGACTGCCAATGACTCAAGACCAGCAAAGCGTTCCTAGCCCGTTCATCGTTCGCGTCGACACCTACGAGAACCACTTGGGTCAACGCCTGTTCGCTCGCGTCGTGGTGTCGGGCGAGGCACCGTCGGGCTTCGCTCGGTTCATCGGCGTTGGGCAGATCAACATCCCGAACTCGCCGGTTGGCCCGGTCAGCCACCCGTTTCAGTTCGCGATCGACGCGGACTCGGTGGAGCGGGCGTTTTCCCTGTTCGAATCGACCGCCCAATCGGAAGGGAAGGCTGAGTTCGATAAGCTACGGGCCGACATTCGTCGACAGATGACGGCCGTGCAGGTTGCTCCTGCGGGAGCCCTTGGCTTGCTCGACCCGTCAGGCAACCCAATCAAGAAAGGCTGAGGTATGACCACTGCTACTGCTCCCGTCCAGATCCCGGTCTTGACCGCGACTGGCATCCGTGCGGTCCTGACGAACCCGTCTCCGCGTCGCCGACGCGAGTGGGTTTCGGTTTCGGTTCCGTTTGGCTCGATGACGTCTCTGCGCCCGGTGTTCTTGACCGATCGCGGCCTCCATCTTCGCGCTGCTCGCGGCGAAGACGTCGGCGATCAGGGCACCATCTACCGCGTGTTCGCCCCGTTCGACGGCTTTCAGTCGGTCATGGGCGAGTTCATGCTGCACAACGCGATCGTCGACGATCCGTTCAAGTTCCACCCGTGGTGCACGGACGCCACCGAGAAGCTCATCCCGAAGCTGGAGCTTCGTCTCCGTCGAAACGGGCAGAGTGTCAGCTACCGCACGAACGAGCCGTGGGAGCTGTTCGAGATCGAGTCGAAGAGCGACGCGCACATCCGGTTTCGCTTCGTTTCGAAGCTCGGCAACTCGGGGTTCCTTGTGGAGGGCTGGACCACCTTCCACGACAACTCGCCAATCGCGGACGTCCGTGTCGCGTTCATCTGGTCGGACCGCAACAATCCGGCGCACGACATGCAGATCGAGGGCCTGTTCTTCCTGACGGGAGAGCCGGTCGTGTTCGACTTCGCCGTGCGGAACGGCATGACGCCGCTGCCGGTGTTCAACGGTCAGCACTGGGTCTCGCAGGTTTGCGGACCGATCAGCTTCATCGACGGCTCCGGCTTGCCGCTCATCGGTCGCATGCTGTGCCTGCCGGAGAACGCGTCCTCTCAGCCGATCTACGACCCGGACACCTACAACGAAACCGACGCGAACGCGCAGGTCGCGCAGGACATCGAGTCGATCTTGGCTGCGGCTCATCTGCCGGTTCTCGGCGTGTGCGGCCCGCGAACGTGGAACGGCAAGACGCTGGCGCATCGGAACATCCCGCGCATTGGCCGGCCGAAGGAGCACGTCGAGGCGATGGCCGATCAGGTGCTCGACAACTTCTTCAACAACACGCTGGCTCTCGCTGGTCAGTTCTACGACTCGCGTCCGATCGGCATCGGCAAGACGCCGGGGCAGACGGGCGACCAGCAAGACTTCGGCTCGCAGAAGGGATGGGAGGCGACGGTTGCGGCCGACCCGCGGTGGCTGCACTACGCGATGCACTCGGTCACGTCGGACTTCTTCCGCGGCTTCATGCACTACGAAGCCAACGGTGCGCGCCTGAACCTCTCGGCGCATCCGAGCTGGGTCACTTGGGGCATGCGGACGCACTACAGCACGTCCGTGTCTCCAGATCGCTTGGGCAAGAGCCCGCCCGTGTGGGGCGCTGGTGAGTCGGTCGGCTGGTGGGGCTACGACGAAGAGCATCGGAGCCAGACGAACCTTGCGCAGCTCTACCTGCTGACGGGCGACCCGCTGCTCCGCTACATCATCGAGCACTGCGCCACGACCGACACGGCCAACGTCCGGGTCAAGCTGGAGTTCGGGACGGGTGCGCCGCGTGCGATCGGTCGACAGGTGCACTGCTGGAGCAACTTCATGCTGCTGTGCCCGCCGACGTCGCCGGTCAGGCAGCAGTTCCGCGCGGCGATCGACCGGATGGCTTTCCTGACGATGCGCGACTGGCTGGGCGACAAGTTCCCCGGGCCGGTCGACATCATCTCGGACCGTCTCGATCCGCGCATGGGCATCACGCACAACGGCGCGGTCTTGCCGGCGTGGTCGTGCTGGGAGCACGGGCTGTTCGTGGTCGGTGCCTACGCTGCCTGGAAGGCGACCCGCGACGAGCGTTGGCTCACTCTGGTTCGTCGGGTGTGCCGCACGATCGTTCGCTACGCGACGTTCCAGGACCAGCAAGGCTGGACGTTCATCGCGACGTGTCACTGGCCGAAGCCGGGCGTCGGCCCGACCGGCGTGGCCGAAGGTCAGCCGCTGCCGACGCAGTGGGTTTCGCGCGAGTCGACCCTGGTCACGCCTTTGAACGGCGACGTCAGCACCTGGACGCAGAACGCCATCCTGATCTTCATCGAGACGCACGAGGCGAACGATCCGGACATGGCGCGAGCGCAGGCGATCGCGCAGGCGTTCATGCCGTCGGACCCGGTCGATCCCAGGACGGCCGAGTGGCAAGCATGCGTCAGGTCGGTCCCGCCGGTCCCGGGTGACTGGGCTCGCTACTGAGCAGTGGCTCGGGCTCCTGCTGTGGGTAGAATCGAACCACCCGCAGGAGCCCAATGCACAAGCTCGATCGAACGCGCTACCCCTCGCATCTGACCGAACAACGCCGAGCGTCTGCAGCTCAGATCAAGAGCCTGCTCGCGTTGATCGACTCGGACCTTCCGCTCGAATCGGTTGGCGCACTGCTCGGCAGTGACATCGAGTCATCGCACGGTCACTCCCTGTCCTACGTTTCGTGGGTCTTGGAGGTCGCGCAGCTTGCGCCGGATGCATCGGCACGCGCGTTTGCCAAGTCCTTCCTGGAGCGACCGCACGACTACTCCAAGACCAAGGCCGGCATCTCGGCGATCATGCTGGAGGTCTGGTTGTCGCGCCGCGGGCAGGCGCTGTTCAAGAAGTTCGTCGAGACCGTCGTGGACGGACAGGACACGTTCCTCGCGGTGTTCGACGGTCCGATCTCGCAGACCGAGTTCGACCGGATGAAGCTCCAGACCGAGGAGTTCGTCGCGGAGTTCACTCCGCTTGTTCTGGCTGGTCAGCGCAATCAGGACAACATGGTCTCGGACCTGACGATCTTCGAGGTCAAGGCGGCGAAGAGCCTGACGAAGGACAGCTTGCCCGGGCAGTCGAGCGCGGAGGTTCGTCCGGGCGCACCTGACCCGGGCGACGACGAGCGGAAGCGTGAGAACTCGCTCCGCCCCGAATCTCGTCAGGACTACGAGCGCGTGATCACGGAAGGCGGGATCTCGACCGCGGCCCTGCCGGTCGTGTTCGGTCCGGACCTGCGCCCGGTGTCGACGGGGTCGCTCGGGACGGCGTTCACAGACCAGAACGGCGTCGTGTGGGAGCGGCTTCGCGACGCGAGCGGATGGATTCCGCGCCTGGACACCAAGGTCGAGGAAGGTGGCGGACCTCCCGGTCTCCGCCGGGCGACCAAGGGCTCGTGGCAGAGCTGCCAGACGTGCGCGTCCTACGACCACCCGGCCAACGGCAAGTCAGGGCAGTGCTCGCAGTTCGGCATCGACGTCGCGCCGACTCAAATCTGCGACGTTTGGGATGGTCGTGAGACCGGAGCCGAGTCCGTGCAGCCTGTCGTGAACATCGTGGTCAGCGAGGACGAGGATCCCGAATCGGGATTGCCCCAAGCTCCTGAGCCCGAACCCTTGCCTTACGAGGTGACCGAGGCGGGCGTCACGCGCTCTCTGTGCGGTTCCTGGGCCGTGTTCGAGGCTCCGGTGGCTGGCGGCTCGTCCATGACCGTGATCGTGGCTGAATCGGCCGCCTGGGCGCTCAACGTGCCGATGGAGAAGGTGGTCGAGACCGTTCGGGATCTTTCGGCGTGCTACCCCGAGACCGCTGCGTGGCACCGTGACCTCTGCGTCGAGCACGCCCTGGCCGAATGGGCGCGCGACGAAGGTGCCGAGGTCGAGAACCTGGACGAGTGCCTCCAGATCGCTGCGCGCAACGACGACCTGCTGGCCGAGCGCGATTCGGCGGTCGCTGCGACGCTCACCGAGGCTGACGACAAAGAGAAGGAGCCCAAGGAGCCGAAGGTCGCGAAGAAGCCAGCGAACGCTCCGCCAGTTCCGCCTGCGCCCCCGGAGCCTCCGGAGCCGAGCGATCGGATGGACGATCCCGAGTTCTATCGAGACGATCTGCAGACCTACTACGACGTCCAGATCCTCGCGGGCCTGTCGCCGAAGAAGGCCGAGCAGAAAACGAAGCAGCGGTTCGGTGTGAAGGAGCTGCTTGTCACGCCGACAGGTGAAGTGCGCTCTCCTGGTGTGACCGACCGTCCGAAGCCGCCACCTCCGCCGATGCCGGGTGGCGAGCCGGGCGCTCCGCCAGCTCCGATCGAGCAACCGGACGGCGCTCCAGACCAAGCTGCGGCTGGTGCCCCTCCGGCCAAGGAGGGCGTGGCTGAGGTCGCGTCTGTCGTGTCGGCGTGGGCCAAGCGTTCGGGCAAGTCGCAAGACGAAGCTGAGCGCCTGTGGCAGAAGGCCGGCGACCTCGCGTCGAAGAACTACCCCGACCTGAGCCCGAAGAGCGATCGCTGGTATCAGGTCAAGATGGGGATCTACCGTCGCATGGTGGGTGTGGCCGCCGAGTCGCGTTACGCCGAGCCCGAGACCATCGACGATGCATTCCATCGCTGGGTCAGGCACGCGGACGGCGACGTCCAGGACTTCGAAGAATGGCTCGCGGACAACCACCCGAAGTTCTTGCCGCACGTCGTGCATTGGGCTCCTGCCGACTTGCACGAATCGAAGAAGTGGCCGGCTGGTCTGACGGCCGAGCACGACGAACGCTACGCCAAGTGGGTTCGGCTGATGAACATGACGCCGCACGAGATCCGCGTGATGGCGCGTCGCGTGAGCGAAGCCACCACGTCGCTGTCGGTTAGCGGTCTGCGTGCGTTCACGCTCGGCCAGCGCAGCACGCGACGCTTGCTCGCCATGAAGACCAAGCCGGTCAAGTCCTGGACCGAGGACGACTGGAGCTGGGCGTCGCGCCAGATCAACACGGTCAGCAAGCTCCGCGCGTCGCCGGGTCCGCTGTTGAAGGACGGCAAGCCGACCGAGAAGCTCGTCTTGCTGCGCGCCTGGGGCCACGAGCCTCGCGTCAGGTCTCGCGTGTCCGAGCGCGAGGTCATGGTCAACCAGCGCGTGAACTGGCGTTGCCGCTCGTGCCATGCTCTCGTGACCGAGTCGAGCCTGCGCTACGAAGGCGAGTCTTGGATGCACTCGTGCGGGAAGGCTCTGATCGTCCCGGTGGCTGACGAAGAAGCGCGCCGGCAGGTCAATCGGTGCGTCATCGACGTGACCCCTGGCTCACTGCCCTGCTTGATCGGCGAGTCTGCGCCGTCGTTCGCCGATCTGAAGGCCGGCAAGGTCGAGCTGGCCGACGACGAGCGTGCCGAGGTCATGCGGAAGAAGGCCGTGTGGCACTTCTCGCATCACAAGGGCAAGGCGAGCGCGGCCGTTTGGAAGTCGATCGTGGACGGCAAGACCTACTTCGTGACGAACACGCACAGGGCCTACAACGTCGCGCCGACGGTCAAGGGCGCGATCAACCGCTACCACGCGTTCATCAAAAGCACGGCCTAGCCGTGACTTTCCGGACTGGATCTTGCTTTTCGCGTGCTAACGTCTGCCGGCATGTCTCCGGCAACCAGACGTTCAGATCCTGCGACGAGCCATGCCGCGGCCGAATCTGTCGGCGACGTTCGGCTCCGACAGCTCGCCGTTCTTCGTGTTCTCGTTCACAACCCAGGTCTGACTGACGAGCAGATTGCTAGCAACTACGTCGGACCTGTGCAGTCTCCCAGTGGGCTGCGAACTCGTCGGAGTGAGCTTGTAGCCCTCGCCCTCGTCGAGGACTCCGGGGCGCGTGCGCGCATGCTTAGCGGTCGTCTGGCGATCGTTTGGTCGCCGACTGCCGAAGGAGTTCGCGTCGTGGCAGGGTCGTCCAAGAGGAGGCTGTGATGTCCCGTTACGCCGCCGGCACGTCCGTCTCGGTTGACCGCTCGATCGTGCAGATCCGGCAGCTCGTCATGCGCTTCGGCGCGGACAAGTTCGCGATCGCGACGGGCCGGAAGACCGCGACCGTGGCGTTCGCCTACAAGGGCCGCCCGGTCAAGTTCGACCTGTCGCTGCCCGACCAGGACGACCCGACGTTCCAGGTGACCGAGACGGGACGGCCCCGGCGTAACGCCGCCGCGCCCCTGCAGGCTTGGGAGCGCGCGTGTCGGGAGAAGTGGCGAAGCCTGCACCTTCTGCTCAAGGCCCTGTTCGTCGCGATCGAGGAAGGCTTGCTCGACTTCGATCGGGCGTTCATGCACGACATCGTCATGCCCGACGGCCGCACCGTTGGACAGAAACTCCTGCCGGTCGTTCAGGACGCGGTCTCCCGCGGCGACGTCGGCGCTCAACTCCTGCTCACGAACTCCTGATGGACACCGAAACGCTGTTGCGGCGCAACGTCGCCGAACTCCGCTCACTTCTCGACCTGAGCTACGCCCGCGAATGTCGCCTCATCGAAGCCGTCAAGGCGCTCCAGTTCTTGCTCGAAGGCGCGGCCATCGCGCCTGCCCGTGTTGACGAGCAGGCGAACATCGTGGCGAAGGTGGCCGAGACGCTTCGGTCGTTGACTGACAGGCCGGTTCCGAATCACGGCTTGTTCGTGGACTACGCGCGGCAGACAGCCGAGCTGAAGGCCGCGGCCGTGCTGAACGGCACGCTGAACTCGGCGCTCAACGCGGCACAGCAGCAGGTCGCGACTCTGACGGCCGACGCGAACAACCTGCGGCTCCGTGTGATGGAGTCTGAGGTCGTGCGTGACGCGATCGTTGCGCTTCTGAACCGTCGTGACCTGACGGACTCGATCGAGGCTTCGGTCAAGGCGCTCGTGCAGGCTCGCTCCGCCGCAGGACGGACCGGATGAAGGTCAGGGTCTACGAGGTCTTGCGCTGTTTCGAGGTGGACGTGGAGGGCAACGGTCCGATCGCGATGCGTGATGCGATCGCTCGTGTGGAGCGCGGCGAGGTTCCGGCCATCGAGCCGGAGTGCCGGCACATCGCGTTCCCCGCGGACTCTCGCATCGCTACGGAAGACCCTCGGGAGGTCTTGCGCTCCCTGCTCAAGGCGACGCCTGACCAATGCGTCGCGGCTGCACAATCCGCTGGGCTGTTCTGCATGGACGACCCCAACATCTTGATGGACCGGGCCGGCTGGACGTCTGCGGTTCTGCGCCGAGCGATTACGCAAGGGCGTCTTGCTGCGCTGGTCTCGGCGATCAGAAGTTGAGGCAGGAAAAGAGCTTCCGGTGGCACGGGCAGGACAGATCGGGAGGAAAATCACGCGCTACCCGGTAAGATTCTGGTGTGGCGACTCCCCCGCGCATCGAAATCGACAGCCTGTGGTGCAAACGCGATGACCACGCGAAGGTCGTCCGCGTCCTGGCAGCTCCGACCACTACGACCTCGCCGCGCATCTCCTACCAGGACGAGCTGTCCAAGCGGGTGCATGCGACGTGGCTCGACCGCTTCTTGACGGTCTACCAACCGGTGCGCCCGATCTCGCGCGACGAGATTGTCACGCGTCTCCGCGCTGCATCGTCGCTCGGCAAGCCCGTCACGCTGCTCCCGCACGAAACTCGCGCGCTCCTGTATCACCTGCGGCGCAGTGACACGGAGTCAACGCGCAACGACGAGAACAAGGCGCTGCGCGTGACGGTTGCGGCTCGCTACGGCCTGATGCCGGACGCCTCCATCAACGAGATCCTTTCGGTCATCCCCATCCATGCCAATCCAGCTAAGTGAATCTGTTCGCGACGTCCTGACCCGTTCGACCATCACGTCCACGACCGTCACGCTTCCGCCCGAGCAGCTCGAACGGAAGCTCTACGTCGAGGTCAACAAGGTTCTCGAAGCGGCAGGCGGCAAATGGGACAGGCGTGTGCGCTCGCACGTCTTTCCGTCCGACCCGCGCGAGCTGCTCGGGCTTGCCTTGGAGAAGGGAGCGATCGTTTCGAAGAAGCAGGAGCTGCAAGCGTTCTACACGCCGGATGCCTTGGCCGACCAGATCGTCAAGCTGGCTGCCGTGCGCCGTGGCTCTGTTGTGCTCGAACCATCTGCAGGAGCCGGCGCGCTGGCCAAGGCATGCTTGCGTGCTGGTGCGCTGCCTCGCGACGTCTACTGCCTCGACATCGACCCGGAAACCAGCGCGCACCTGTCCGGGTTCTCGCTCATCTTGCAGGACTTCCTCATGTGGTGTCCTCCTGATCGTGTCGGCACGTTCGACGCGGTCGTGATGAACCCGCCGTTCACCCGTGGGCAGGACATCGCGCACGTTGCACACGCCCTCGCGTTTCCTGCGCGCGAATGCATGCTGGTCTCGGTCATGACGCCGACTTGGCTCACGTCAGACAAAGCTGCGGCTCGTGCGCTGCGCTCCCAGCTCGATCGCGGCTACGACTGGGAGACCAAGCCACTGCCCGACGGGTCGTTCAAAGAGTCGGGCACGAACGTCAAGACCATCTTGCTGGTCGCGCAGAGGCGCTGACCGATGACCCGGCGTCTTGTCTCGGATACCATGGGCGCTCTCGACAGGAGCCCCTATGCCGCAAGCCTGGATCCTCGACCGTCTCCAGCGGAACCAACCCGCTACCGAATGGCGCGTCGCGTTGTGGGCGGACGTCAACACGCCCGAGCGTCGTCGTTGGTATGCCAAGCCTCTGACCTGGACGAGCGCGTTCAAGGACGCGACCTCCCAGCATCTGCAGGATCTGCGTGCCGGGGTCATGACCGAAAAGGTCATCACGCTGTCCTACACGGACTCCGTGACGTTCGCGCAGGTCAGGCTGGACATCCAGGAGCAGCTCAACGCGTTCCAGAGCCTGACGAACAACCTGAACCTCTGGAACCGCTACGGCTCGCACTTCGACGGCACGACCTGGGACGTGATCGCGAACAACCCGTAGGCTCGGGGCGGAGGTCCAGGTGACCTTCGCTCGTCGCGCTTGGATCAATCAGCCGTCCGCCTCGCAGCCGCTGCACAGCATGCACGGCGTCCGGGTGATCGCGCTTCCGGCTCAGGATGGCTACTGCACGGTCTATCCGGTCGACGGTGACACCGTGTCACTGCGGGCTTCGACCCTGTGCTTGTCGGACGGCTGGCCCGCTCCGAAGCCAGACAGCCCTACGGTCGTGGCCATGCTGGAGGAGTGCCTCAAGTTCACCGAGGGCCTGTTCGCCCGCGAGATCGCCGTGCTGGAGCGCGAGAAGGAGGCTCAGGTCATGAGCCAGAACTTCGACGCGGCTGCGCAAATCGGTGCCGAGATCGTCGAGCTGCGGTATCGCTGGTCCAACAAGGGCATCGCGAAGCGCATCCGCGCGGCGCTCGGGAGGCCGTGATGTATTGCGTCCTGGACCCGAAAGGAAAGCTGCTCGGACCCTTCACCACGATCGAGGCAGCTCGTCGCGAGTGCGCGTGGTCTGGTGGCCACGTCTACCTCCTGCAAG